CCCAATATCTGTTTGCCATTGTATTGTGAAATGCTCATTGTATTGAGTTTATATAATTTTTTTTAGTCGACACCTAGTTCGTATTTGTAATTTTTACCTTTTACTGTGCATTGCCAGCCTATGTAGTATCGAATGACCGTTGTCGGGCTGCTATTGCCGTCTATTGATGCGGTCATTGTTTGTTGGGTCTGTCGATAGTATATAAGCCTCAAATCTGCTTTTTCTGGTGGGAGCTGAGTATAGAGTATACGGCCGTCTACCTCGAAATGTCCATCTTGTAGATCGACTGTGAATACGTGACCTTTGCCTACCAGCGAAAACTTTTTGACCTTCTCTTTCAACACATCACTAAAAGTGCTGCCGTGACTTTGCGTTTTTGGCGCATCGTCTTGGTCTTGTCTTATTAGGCCGTTAGTTGTTTCTGCGATGAAAAGATATTCAAGCATAGTATTGCTTTTGTTTTTCGTATTAGTTTTCTGCGTACTGCAATGTCAATGTTACGGTTGCGGTGTCGCCGGCTGCTGCTCCTGATACTTGTAGCTGAGTTGTTAGATAGTTGGTATACACATCTGCTCCGCTGTTTTTTGTTGCTGCTTTTCCGGTTGCTTCTGGTCCGGTGATTCCCCAGAATACTGCTACGCCTGATCCGATGGCAATTGCCGATGTCATGTTGGTGGTTAGGGCTGCGTTGGTTGTTGCGCTTGGAGTTGTATAGAGCAGTCTGTCGCCGTCGCCGGTGCAGGCTGGGGTACCTTTGAGTGTCAGACCAGTTCCAAATGCGGTTGCGGTGTGAGCGAATAATGTTGATGAAACTTGGTTCCAAGTTCCGGTTATATGGCCGAAGTTCCAAATCTCGAACGAGTTAGTTCCGTCAACGATTGGCGCTGCTGTATAAGCCGTTGCGTAGGTGTCCGTGCTTTTCCAGTTAGTATCGGTAACGCTCGTTGTGCGAGTGGTTCCTTTGGCTGGTGAGCCAGTTGCAGTTCCGGTGTCTCGCTGAAAGTCGAATGTAGCTGCCATAATAGTTTTGAGTATTGATAATGCCTCACTAGTAATTATATCGTAAATCTTGATGCTGCGTCAACGAAGATTTTGGAGGAAGTGGCGCAAAGCTCGCTCTTCCTTGTCGAAGTCAACGTTTTGTTTGAATTTGTCAGCTATATTTTTGCACATGGTTGAGTAGGTAGGCTCGGTATCATGAGCTAGAATTTTAGTAACGATTTGTGTTGGGTCAAGACCGGCTATGTCTATGCAGGATACCCCGTCCTCTAAAAGCACGTCAGCTAGTTTGTCGGCGTAATATGATTTATTGACTATGAGGGGTTTACCGAGGGCTGCTGCGGTGTGGATGATATGTCCGTATCCATCACCACCATTTTTGACGTGCCAGATATATCTTTGGGACTTCATCGATTCGGCAAGTACTTTGGATGGGCCTACCGCTCCATCTCTGCATTGACCGCCGTGTATTTTCATTTCCCAGTCTGGTAGAAGCTGCTCACATTTGCGAAAGATGTTGTAGTCGTTTGCGAAGTGACCGAGTGAGTCAAAGCAGTTGATATACGATGCCATTTTCTTTGATTGCGTTGGCTCGGTGTTGCTGAATATTCTGGTATCAAACTCCTGGTGGTATTGAATATAGTTGGTAGATGTGGGGATGTTGTGAATGATCGCCGAGGCCATGATGTTGGGTGCGTTTGCTGCTTCGTTCGTCCATGAGTTACCTATTTGAAAGATGAGCTTTGGATTGTTTGGGTGAATCCTGCACAGTTCTTTAAAAGGTTCTACATGCGCGGGGATTGAGGCTATAACAATATCAATTTTGGCGTTCATAAATGTTTCGAGCGTGATCGCCTTGTTGGTTTGACCACTGTCTATGTCGTGACATAGATATGCGTCGATCCATCCGCCTGAGAATCCGCTTTTATATTTCGGGCTGTGTATGACTTCGTTGAGTTTTGCACTACCGTCTGGGGTAGCCGATCCGATGCCGAGGTATTGTGCTTGAGTTGCGGGGTGGTCGTATATTTTCCAGAATCCTTGCTCGGCCCATTCTATCCCGATTGGTCTATACACTTGTCCGCCAAGTCGCTTCTCAAATAGCAGTATGAGGCTTTGTAGCAATCCGGCGTGATGAAAATCTACGAACACAGTGAGCATAGGTCTAGAAAATGGGGATCTTGTTCGATGTCTAGTGTTTTGCACTCGCGCATCCACGCATTGAATTGGTCTGGGTTATGGTTTGGGTTTTGACCACTATTTAGCAGGGTCAGGTTCGAGCTGAGGCCCGCCATGTGTACGTAGGTAGAGGGGTCGAATTTGGCTATTCCTATCCCTTTAACGGCTTCAAGCTGTATTTGTATTTTGCTGAAATGATCTGAAATGTTGGGGACTATGCCAAAATCAAGACCTATTGAGTGTATAAGCCCTCTTTGTAGAAATATGCAGCAGGGATGCATTCGCCCGCCGTCATAGACTGCCATCGCTGCGTAGCCTTCTCGTTCAAATGCATCCACTTGCTCCCAGAAGCCCGGTAGAGGGTAGAAGTCTTGTTCGGTGAAGTATACCCATGGTGCGTTGTAGGAATGAAGCAGGGCGCTTTTTATTGCCAAATCTCGCCAATCTTGAGGTGGTTTGGGAATCGGAGCATCGATGAAATGCACGTAGTCTTTAAACATCGCATCGCGTACGAATTGCCGGTAGTCGTAGCCTTGGTTCGTTTCCATAAACGACACAATCACCTCGTTGTATCTTGTGCGGTTATCTCTGATGTGTTTGCGCCATTTTGGGTAATCACAGTTGCGGGGCCATGTGACGATTAGATCTGTGACCATGTTTATAAGCCGAGCGCTGATTGATAAATTGCTTGCCGTTGCTGTATGCGCTTGATTCTGAGGTGAAATTGCGAGATGAGTTGATCCAATCCTGCTCTGTATAGTTGGGCGTATTCTTGTAATGCCTCTGGGTCTCTCTGTTCGTAGAAGGTGAGCCACCATTGCACTCGGCGCTCCCACTCCATTTTGGCAAAGTCACTCTCAATGTCACACCAGGCAAGGGGTAGGACGGTGGGGCCGTGCGGTTCTTCTCTGGTTCGTTTTGCGATGCTCCGGCCTTGATCGTCCATGATTGCTCCGCTTACTCCGCTTGATAGACTGCCGATATGTACCCAGGGCGCTCTACCGTCAAAGATAAACCTGCCTTCTTCATAGTGTTTGGCATCGTCGGGGTGGGCATGATACTGAGGTACGTAGAAAATACGTTCATCGGGGACCATGGTCCGTAGCTGGATACTGGCCCAGACGAAGGTATCGGATGATACGACCGGAGCTTGCACTTCGTAGCCTTTTAGCTCGGGGATTATCTCACCTCGCAGCCAGGCGCGCGAGTTAAAGTTCCGGTCTGTGGATAGTAACAACTGGCGCTTGCTAAAATAGAAGTTGGGCCAAAAGTTACATCCCTTGTCACCCTCACCCTCATTGGATATGTTATATATTCTTTGAGAGGCTAGTGATATTTCTGGATGGCAACTGTCGCGACGGCTTGCGACGATGTCGTAGTTGTTGCCTTCGACTTTTTCAAAACACTCGTTTACCATACCGTCGAGGATCATGTATGCGTCATCTTCGACAAGCATTATGTATTCTTCCGTGGCTTTCTCAAGCCCCATTCGGATTGCATCTCCATGTTGGATATGATGATCGATGAATGTGTAGTCTATTTTCAATGGGTCTTGTGTGCAGAGTTTCTCTATATAATCCGCCACGCTTTTTTCTGCGGGAGTGTTGCAGATTATGTAGAGTTTGTCGATGTCGTTGGCGAAGTGTTTGTAGAAGTTCTTGAGCCAGTATTGAATGAGAAAGGGATCGCCCGGAAAGGGTAGGATTGCAGCTCTCGACCTTAGTTTGGGGATGAGCATGGTTTCAACTTTTTAGGGGTAACGTACTGAATTTATAATCCTCTGATGAGACTTTATAAAATCCGGTCAATCCTCTGGGTGTCGGGAAGTGAATCGGCCTGAGTTTGTCTTGTTTTACCAGGTCTCTTATTTCCTGTGGAAGTGGACCATAGGGCCATGCAAAGCCGTGCTCATCGTTTGGTATCTGGTGCATGTGACGGTGAAGATCGTGGATAAATACAAATCCGCCTTCTTGCAGGTATGGGTAAAGCTTTACCAATTCAGCAAATCGTGTTTGGGGTTCTGTGTCGAGCAGTATTAGACCGTACCACAGTGTTTTTGGTACGAAGTCTTTAACGTCTTGTAGGTGCATTCTAACTTGTGAGGTCAATTCTAGTTTTTGGACTCTCTCTGCTGCTTTCTTATATATTTCTGGTAGAAACTCTACTGTATCGAGAAAGCCCTTTTTGTTGTCTTTGAGTGCTGATGCTATATATGCCGTGCCGATGCCCCAGTGCGTGCCGGTTTCTAGTACGTGGGTAGGCTTTAGAATACGCGTCATTGCGTATAGGAATTCTCCGGTCTCTGTTTCTACTCCGGCATCGTTAAATGATGTATATCCTGGGTCGAGAATATCAAGGGGAGTTGACCAACTGCCCTCGTTGTGGAGGGTAAGGCTTGGGTCGAGTTCCATCAATCTTTGAGTTATGTTCATGATTGTAGTAGTTCTTTCCATTGTAATTGTATAGTATCTTTTCCAAAAAGCGAGATGGCACGTTCACGGCCCATGGTTCCGATTCGTTTTGCGAGGGCGGGATCGTCTAGGAGTGCTTGAATATATTTTCGTGCCGTTTGTATATCGTCTGTGACGAAGCCGTTTACTGCGTTGGTGATGATGTCTGGTATCTCGTAGAGGTTGGCGTGTATTTTGTTTTGTGTGTTGAGACTTGTTGCGAGTCTACTGCCTATGGCCACGATAGGGATGCCGGTCATCATCGCTTCGATAAATCCTAGGGTATACGATGCGGGTTGGGTGCCGGTGTATACGTACACGCGCGCATCACGCATTTTCTGCTTCATTTCGCTGTAGGCTAATAGGCCTCCGTTGAGTTCACCGGATAGTTCATTTTTCGGGCCGTATATCTTCGTGTTAAAGCCCCTTGTCATCTCTACAAATGCGTCGTAGTTGCAGAATTCGCCTCGGTGTTTCATGTCCTGAGCGAACGTAATCACCTCGTTGCCTGCGCCGATCCATCCTCCAAATTCTTGTGGGTCTTTGTAAAAGCGAATGATCTTTGTGCATCCTGCGGTTGGTTCTAGGTTGGCTTCTCTGGGGCTGTATCTGACTATTTCGAGTCCCCTTGTTGCGTATTGAGCCATTACTGCCTCTATGGCCGGTGTAGATTGGCCTATGGTTCTCCAAATAACGCGCTTGCCTCTGAATTTATCCCAGTTTTTTGTGATCCATTCAGGTACATGCATCGCAATGATGGTATCGAATTGGGTGATGAATTCTTGAGGTATATCGTCGCGGGGTGGGGCGTTCCCTATCACCCACGTTTCGGGGTGTGATTTGAGCGCTGGTCTGATGGGATCTGCTGGGTTTGTTGGGACGACGTATGATCCGAGGCTAAAATAATCGATACCCAGGTCTTCAAGTATGCGTAACTCGTCGTATTCGAGGATTGAGTGACAGCTAATATAGAGTACTTTCATTAGTTTTTGCGCACACAGACTAACTTTGGGTAAAAGTCCTGGATGAATTTATTTACCTCATTGACCGTTTTGCCTTCTGAGAATAGACACTCGCTGTCGCAATAATCACAGCGCCATACGACCCTGACTCCGTGTTTTCTGGTTGTTTTTTTAAAGTTATGAGAGACGTGACCCATATTAGAGCTGGTTGAAAATGGTTTGTAATCGATCTCGCATTTGTTGTCCGACTACTGGTAAATCAAACCTTTCTTTTACTAATTGCCTGGCGTTTATGCCGATTTGCTTTGCTGCCTGTTTATTTTCGAATGCCCATCGCATGTTGGCCCTGAGTTCTTCAATATCTACTCTTGCCCACTTCTGATCGGGCGTGTACCACTGCTTATTATAGTTGTTGTTTTCGACAGGCTCCATTGTATAGGGCACAAGCAGCGCTGTCTTTTTGTGAGTGAGGTATTCGTGTATACCGCCGAGATTGGTTGAGATGATGGGTTTTTCAAGCAGCATTGCCTCCATCTGTGGGATGCCCCATCCCTCGCCTCGATGAGCTGAGACAAAGCAATCGCCGGTTACGTGGAATCTATATACCTGGTGTTTGTCCATGAGCGAGCGATAGAGATAGAGGGGTGCAAATCTTTTGACGTTTAACTTTGCGCGGAGCTTTCTTATCTGCTGGTTTATGAGTTCTCGCTTCTCCGCTGTGAATGAGACTTGATATGTCTTGATGATGAGGCTTACCCCTTCGATGTTCTCAAACTCGCGCCAGTAGGCTTCGATCAGGGCCAAGGGGTTCTTACGCTCCGTCCACTCGAATATGCTATAAAATTTGTAGTTTTCTTTTTCGTCAACGATATAGGGGTGGAATGCTGCGGGATCTATTGATGCGTCTATCGCTTCGGGGATAATATGTATCGGTTTCATAACACCAGCATTGCGCATTGCTTGTTTGTTGAATTCACTCCCTGTCCATATTTCGTGCATGCGTTCGAGATTGAGTGCAAAATCGAGAGGGACTTTGTCGGTTTCCCAAAAGGCCCGACCGATCATGTATTTGTTTGGCTCTATATATTGCTGGTATACGTTTGGGGTAGTGTGGACGATCTTTATCAGATACCCCAGCGGGATGTTTTCGTTTTGCACTGCAAGATCACCGAGTTTTCCGTAGTCCGAGAGTTCGGGTACGTATACCGGTATTTGAGTTGTAACGTCAACTCGTGCTGCGATGAGCGCACCTATATCGTGACGCACTGCCTCACCATAGCCTGAGTAGTCTTTCGCTGGTCCTGTATACTTTATTTTCATAAGCGAATTAGATTTGCTTCCTTGAATTCGTTGGCCCTGCCACACTTGCCACAACTGACCATCATGGGTTTGTTTTGGCCTTCTGTATAGATAAATGCAATACCCGTGCAACTATCACAGTAGTATCTGTATGTTGCCGGCTGTTCTTGCTTGATGACTAACGGCGTGTGGTTTGGTTCTGTTGCTACTGATTTTTTTTGTTTTGTCATATATATTCGCCTCCTTAGGTTACTTTTTCGAGCACTAATACGTTTAATAGCTTATTTGGCATTTGCGGGCGTGCGAGTAAGTCTTTGAGGTGCAGTATGATGGTAGCAAAGCCTTTTGAGTATGTCCAATTTTTGACGTATTCTGAGGCTTTCTTGCCGAGTTCTAGAGTTTCTTTTTGATGGGTGACACACCAGCGCATTTTCTTTCGTAGGTCGTCTGTATCTGATACATACATCTTTCCTACGTCCACATCCTTGTATCGAGAGTAAATTGCGGGGCACTGCTCCTTGATCGCGACCTCGATCATGGTATCTTTGTCAAAATACTCTGACATGCCGTGTGCGTTGGGTATGATGGCTGGTAGGCCCGTCGCCATTGTCTCAAGGGGGGTCATACCGAAGCCTTCTCCACGGCTAGGGAATACGAAGCAGTCTGATCTAGCCATAATGTCGAGCATTTGATTTTCTTCGATCTTGCCGTAGATTATCTCTATATTTGGGTACTCTTGTTTGGTGATGGGAAGGGGTGATTGATTGGCTATGGTTTTGAGGATTAGCTTGACTGGTTCAATCTTGTTGAATTCGCTGGTAAATGCTTTCCACACTTCCATGAAGCCCTTGCGCACGTTGAATGCGTTGTAATGAAGAAAGGTAAAGTCTCTGCGGGTGCTTTCTGCGGTGGTGCGCTCGATAAACTTGTAGGCCGTGTCGTCGTATCCGAGTGGCACGACTTTTGTATCGATGCCCGCTTCTTTGAATACTGCCTGGTTCCATTTGCTCGGTACCCAAACCTCATCTGCTGCTTTAAGGTAGTCGCCCCAGTCATCGGGGATTTTTGTACTCTCAAACATGGTGTATATGATCTTATATGGCGCTTCTATTCTAGTTATTGAGTAGGGGTTGTGGAATAAGATTGCGACCTGTTGGCCTGAGTAGTGCGTAGTTACGGGAATGCCTGCGCCTTCGAGTTCTTTGATTAGGTTCTTGCTGGCTATAGCGTAACCATCTTTACCGCCTTGTGACACGGTAGACAGGTAAATACCGGCATTCGTATTTGCTTGTGCATTTATCTTGAGTTGTTTGACGCGAGCGCTTTCTATGAAATATCGCTCCTGTTCCTCGGTTGCTTTGGTATACCCTGGAATTTGGAGCCATTCGTTGAACACCTTTTGATTATCGATCGGCGTCATCTTTCCTGATGGGCTCACGAGAAGTGGCATGCGACTATTCTACCATAAACAAAACCCCACCCTTGCGGGCGGGGCGTTGTGTATCCTCTTGAGTATTAGAATGACTCAAGCTCGACCACACGACGTGTGTCGAGTACTGCGACTCCGTAGAGCAAGTCGATGGACAACTGGTGGGCGCCGAGATCGGCGTTGTACCAGAAGAGCGATCGGATCGAAAGACCCACGGATGGGTCGTTGATGACCGCGTAGTTTCCACCGAAGCCTACTGGGGCTGGAAGTGGACGAGACGCAAGTACAAAGGCGTTCTTTGTATAGGCGAGGTTGTGGTAGGCAACTGGTGAGCCAGTTACTTCTATCATCTGAGACTCGGTTATATCGAAGCCGTATGTGCGAATCATCTGACCTTCGGCGACGGTGTTATTTGCACCTCTCCATGATTGGTCAGTGTATTTCTGTTGCTTCAACAGATCGTTGAACACGGTTGCGTCAACGTACAGGTATCTCTGTTCAGTTTTTGGTACCTTTTGATCGGTGAAAAACTTGCGGAGATTGAGCAGACTTGCGTCGATGGTTGCGGCACTGGATCGATCCCAAGTCACCGTGTTGGTGATTGAGGGATGCAGGGATGCAAGGGCTGACTCGACGGTTTCGGCGAGTGCGATTGCGCCATCTTCGGCGTATCTGTCTTGAGTAGCGACGTTTTCAAGGACTTTGGTGACATCGTCGATGGTGAACGTAACTTCCTTGTGCTTGTTCAGCGTGACCCCGACGGTTGTACCGGTTGGGTTTTGCTTAGTAAAGTTGACACCGGCGACTTTATCGTTGGCGGTGACTGCTCCGGTCTTGTTGACTTGGATTGTTGCTCCTACTGAGGAGGTGACCCAATCTGAGTCGCGTGATACGGTGCGGGCAAGGTTTAGGTAACTTGGGAAACGTTGCAAGACCTTTTGTGCGATTATCGTTGGGATAAACACAGCGTTGGTCGTGTTGTTTAGTACGAGTTCTGGCATGAGTATATAAATGTAAATAACAAAGCAACGTATGCTTATGTAGATATTATGTTATTTTGATACGTCATCTTCGATCAGTCCTAAAGCATAGGCTTTGGCTATGTCTTTCTCGTTTGCACGGTAAAACTCTGCGCTGGCGAGTTGGGATAGTTTAAAGCGTTTTGCTCCGGCCTCTGCTTCGGGGTTTGGGTTGGTCGGCGATCCGATTGTTACTGACTGCTTGCCTTTTAGAAAGGGTTTGGCGGCCAGTAGTTGCTGGACTGCTTCGACTGCTCCGACAACGTTGCCGTTGGCATCGGTCGATATGGCTGATCTATCGATTAGTCTCAAAACTGTATCTATATCTACAACGCCTATTTTTGAGGCTTCGGAAATGATGCGATTATCTTGCAAACTTTGTATAAATCTTTGCTGGATTTCGTCACGTTCTTTCTTTGTTTTTTCAGCGAGTTGTTTGTACTCTTTTGCACCTTCTAGCGCTTTTTCCTCGGCTTCGGCCTTTTCTTTTTCAAGAAGTTCGGCTTTTTTGGCGCGCTCACTTAGACTTTTAAACCTTGGATGCGTCCATAGTCTAGGATCTTCGAACACCTTTTCGTCAAAGGCGCCCTCACCTGCTTTGGATTTATCCTCCGCTTTGGCGTCAACGCTCTCGTTTTTTGTGGGGTCGGTCCCCTTGTTGACGTCATCGTTCTTGAGTGGGTCTTGCATAATGTTTCATTTTTTTACGAGGTAGGTCCTCGAACATTGCTAATACGGAAAGTATACAATAGTTTTGCAGGCGATGTCAAACTCTGCTAATTTTTTATCACTATAGTATCTTCTTCGGGGTCGTAGGCTTTTGTTTTTTCGGCGAGGGAGGGGATAAGTACGTTGATTGCGTGTTTGCAGTTGGGGTGAAATAATCCTGCTTCTTCGGCGTCTGCTACGGTGTCGTATCCTGGGGTTTTTCCGGTTGCGCTGAGGATTTTACCCTCCCAGACTGCACAGGCTTCGTGATCGGAGTTGTGGTCTGAGACTTGAACGAGGTCGTAGTCGTTTTCGGCCATCCTGTTTATAAGACCTCGATTTCGTGCTTCTACTGATTTTGTCCGAAATAACATGTCTGCGTATCGGTCGAGGCTCCATGTTCGGCCCGATTTGTCTTTGATGGCTGCGAGCCCTTGATCTTGTAAGGTTGCTTTGATGACTTTGGCGACTTCTTTTTTGCCTTGTGAGGCTGTTATGCCTTCGACCATCTTTTGGGTTGTGGCTTCTCTGGTGGCTTTGCCCAGTAAAGTGTTGGCACTGCGCGAGATACCGGAGAGACTTTCTTCGAATAGTTGGGAGGTTTCGTCGACGAGGGTAGAGATATAGAGCGTGTGGGCTCGGTTTAGGCCTTCAGCGACGGCTATGTCTGCGCCGACGTTTTCTAATTGTTTTACTGCATCTTTCGTTCCGGATATGTATTGATCGGTTATTTCTTTTTCGATGTATTTCTGTGTTGATATACCGAGTCCGGTTAGTATTTCATCAATTTTTGCCAGAATTGCTTTACGATTTGCAATAGTAAATACGGCCACGCCGAGAATGAGCGCGTTGATTTCGTTGTGTGCTTTTTCATATTTTTTAGACAGCAAAGCCAGATTTACCTCGTCGACGTTGACTTCATCTGGGTACATAATAGTTCATATTCTACATCATTTTCTGGTTAGTGTCTTTTTGCTTGGGTTGACCGGGTGATTGCGCGTTTGACGGTGTGTTTGGGGGTGAATTTGGTACACCCAGGTTCATTTTCGGAAGCGTGATTTTTGGCTGTTCAGCCTCTATTGCGTCGAGTTTCTTTTTGGCTGCTTTTTCGTCTATGTTGTCGAGTTCCATGATTGCGTCGACCTTGCTTTCGAGACCAGCATCGATGCGAGCGATTATGTCGGCTTGCATTTCGGCTACATCAATTGGTAGGCCGTCTTGCCAGATAATTTCAGGTTTGACTGGGGTACCTTTAAGGGCCACGCCGTCAATAGTAAGGCTATTCTTTTGAGCGAATACCTGTGCGTTGTATACGATTTCTTTTAGGGCCTGATCGTAATAGAGGCGCTTGCGTTGGACTTTGGCGATCGTTCTGAGCAGTTTCATTTTGAGCGCTTTGCCACTGTCTGACTTGCCTTGTCCAAGGCCGAGGATGTCGGGCGAGATTTCGGCGGTGAGATAGAGGAAATCAACGAGTTTTTCTATTTCGGTGAATGCGCTTTGTAGTGACGCGTCCCACACGATGTATTCGGGCTTTGAGTTCTCGCCTTCTCCAAATTCAATCACACCAAGGGCCTTTTTCTTGACGTTTCCCTTTTCATCAAGGATGCCTGGTGGCACGCTCAAGATTGGATCGCCGTGTTTATCAAGAATATTATCGATTTTTGAGAGACGATTGTTCAATGCGTAGAATAGGGATTCAAGATCGTTATAGTCTGAGATACCGAAATATCTATCGCCAGTCTTAAAGTTGGCGACGTGCGTTACAAGTAGATCGTCTATTTTTGTTTCGACTTCGGGTTCGAGCGTCATGCCTACTTCGGAAAATTGCACTTCTTTTTCAATCTTGTCGTTTTTCATTAGATAAAGTTTGTTGGTGATTTTGTTTGGTTCGTGGGTTTCGATTTGCAGATACGTATTGTCACCGTACGTAAATGTCCATTTGAGGTCAATTGCTTTTGGTTCTGCGCGAACGTTGCCGTTGTCGACTCTGGGGAAAAAAATACGTGGGGTTATATCTTCACAAATCACAGTGCTTTCATCGTCGCCGGCATCGCGTTGACCTGCGCGAAGTTTGAAAACTGCATCACCGAGATAACTACAAGAGAGGGCTGATTCGTAGCATTGTATGTCCATTTCGTTTTCTCGCCAAAAGGCATCGACCCATGCTTGATCGCCACCTTCAAGTTTAATGGTTGGGGGTTCCGAAAAAAGCATGTCGGCCATGATTTTACTGAGAAGTCCGGCGAAGTTTACGGCTACGTAGCGAAGTCGTGAGTAGGCTCGGTTAAATTGATCGCTGTCAATTTTGATTTTGAAGGCTTCGAAGTGTCGGCCCATAAACAGCCGTTTATAGTGTTCGTAGTCGTCGAGCCGCGCTTTTTCTACGTCGTTTGGGAAAATGCCGAGTTGAGTTGCGGAGGTTGGGATTTGGGATGTTTGCGATAGGGTTGGAGGGGCAGGATAGTTGTCGGTGGACATATATACGTAATTATATCAACTTGAGGATCAGAAAGGTTTTGTTTCGAAGGCTCGTGCCGTTGGGCGGTTAAACTTTCGCATTTGAATTGCAATCATGCCCGCAAATAGAGCGTCGTCGTTTTTACCGTCTGCGTGCTCGCGTTTGCCGTTATCCTTGCGGACGAAAGTGTGCATATCGCTCAATGTGTATGGTGAATTGATTGTTAGGTTGCCTTCGTCAAACAGGATCATAAAGTCGTCGATCATTACGTCGCGTGTTTTGCTGTTGGTATTCCATCCGATTTTCTTGGTGCGCTTGTTTGTCTTTTCGTCTATCTTGTTTTCGAAGTAGTAGTGATCGTATATCTTCGACAAAAATAGTATGGTACTGAGCATGTTATTTTCCACGCCCGCGTATGCTTTGTTATAGAAGTTTGCTACCTCTGCGGTCTTTTCTGCAAGCTCATCTGGGCGTAACTGTCCGTAGTATTGCGCTACCTGTTCAATTGCCTCATCGTCCCATACATCGATTACCCCGTTGTCATTTCCACCACCGTCTGATGGGTCTACACCGATGGTGTATTTTCTTCCTGGTACGGGCAGCTTCCATACCGTTAGTCCGCTAGGTACGACTATGCCCGGTTCGAATGTGGTTATTGGTGGGGTCGGTTTGGTTCTTTCGAGTCTTTCTGGGTCAAATACGTGTCCTGCACCGGATTGAAATGCCTCAAGGGGTGTTGATGGGTATTCTTGTTTGAATAGCTGATCCCCGGTCAATCCGAGACCTTCCTGGGCCATAGTTAAGTCGCGCATCTTCCACCTTCGCCATATAAGTTGACCGTCGGATAGATTGTGCGCTTTCTTGAGCTGCGCCTCGATTGGAGTTATATCTTCAAGCGTGCCGGGGATAGAATATTCTGGGTTTTGAAACCACGCATAAAAATATGCCTTGTATTCGAGTTCCTTTGGATTTGGGTTATTCTGCGCTACAACATACGAATCGTAAAAGGCGTTAAATCCATTGCCCGTCGTTTCTTCGCTGATTGATCCGGTTATTGGCACGGCTTGTTTTGAGCCGGCGATGAGTTCTTGACGATCTTGAATGTAGGCACTCTCGGTGATGTGCAGCTTTTGTACCGTGCCTGATCTGAGCTTGAGGGCGACGTAGATTGAGTTGTCGAGGGGCGTGCCGTTAAACATGCTCGTAAATTGGAGCATGCGTACTGTATCGGTTTTGGTGACTGGTTTCAGTTGTTCAGGCAAATTTATGTATGCGCGTTTGACGATTGAGAAAATCATGTCGACGGCTTCTCGTTCGTGGCCGAGGATTGCACAGCTCATGCCTGGCACCCAGAGAGCTTCGTCGAGGTAGTCGATGCAGTAGAGCGTGGTGAATCCGAATTGCCTAGCTTTCAACACGAGGTTGTAGCGGTGGGCTCCCCGCTGGGATAGGTGCAGGAGTTGGGGATAGTTCGGTTTGAATGTTACTAGCTGGCCCTGCTTGTTCTTTATCTTGTACAGGTGCGTCAAGCGCCACCATTTGTTTTTCAGCCTCTTGTCCAAGTTGTCCATAGTCTGATTGTTCTATTGTATCAAGGAGTTCACTCGTATTCTCGGTTGCAAATGACATTTTTTGCTGGGGTTTGCCTTCGAGACGATCGAGAATTGAGTCGTAGGCTTTTGTATCGCCTTTTTTAGCTTTGATGATTTGAGCTAGGTCAAGTTGTTCGAGTACGGTAAATCCTTCTATTGATCCGGTTATCGGGTTTTGTAAATCTTGAGTTATTTCAAGAAGACGAAGCAGCCTCGTTTTTGAGTTCGCTACTCCTTTTGGTCTGCCTTTGGGGTTACCTGTTTCGCCTGGTTTCCAGGGCTTGAGCTTGTCGGTGATTGGGTTGGGGTTAGACATTCACTGTATTATCTCTGATAATTTTCGGGGCCGTGTTATTCCAGGATACTTTGTGGTGTGTGCGTTTGTGTTTTTCGCCCATTGTAGATATTTTTACTCCGGAGGGGTGGAATAGAATTGTATAAAATGATTTAAGATACGTGCCGTCGGTCAAATATGTTTCGGTCATTCCGCCTTTGTTTGATTGTGTTTGCAGCTGGTTTATTGCTATTTGTGGCGGGGTCAAGAATATATTGCCTCTCGCTGATAATGAACAGTATGTATTGACATCTTCATTTATCCTGCCTACAAATTTAAACGGTCGTTGTGTGCTGCAAAAAAATGAGTTCATGGCTTTTCGTTTGGGGATAAGATTGCGAGCAAATTCGTTTTCTGATCCGCCTATAAAGTCGCCGTTTTGTGCGAAGGCGATCGTTAGTGCGGGAATTGATTTGTAGTATTCTAAATAAATGTTTATTACTGTATCAAGGTTGTGTATTGCGGTGTGTTTAAAATTGTTTTTTTCGTCAAACATGAAAAAAAAGTTTGTGTAATCATCGTCGAGCTGTAGGAAATATACAATACCGAGCTTTTTCGCGACTTCGAAGGAGGCGTTTCGTGCGTAGACGATTGTTTTTCTATCTTCGGATTGATCGGCTTGATCAAAGGTTTTAGCCATTTCTTTTTTGTCAAATTCTATAACTTCATTTTTAAAGATTTGCTTATATTCTTCTTTTGTTTTGTCTTCGTTGTCTATGAGTAAATATATCGGCCCGGTATAGCCTTGTTGGCGGAGGCTGTTGTACGTTAATTGACGCTTGGGGCGACCGTGTGTAAGGATAAATACTGCAAAGTCGGTGAATACATTATTTTGTTTGAGCATTTTTGATCTTTTGTGATAACTCTACGTAGCCGTTATTTATGGCGTTGTTGTAGTCAATAAGCACGAGTGCGGATTGCTCAAATAGTTTTTTGGCTTCATCTGTAGTATGGGTATAGAAGTCGGCTATTTTTGCGTAGTCGAAAATAATGTGGCGGTTGGCTGATAGTTGAAGAAATAAGTATACGTCGTCAGGTATTTTTCCGTCGGCTTTTGCGTTTTCTATAGACTGTAGAAGCTCATCGGCTTTCGTTCGGTCGTATAGTTCGTTGATGTTTGGTTTCGTGTCTGAGGGCTCGTAGTGAATGTCACCAAGTTTTTTTGTATATGTTTGGTCTTCGTCGTCAGTTATAAAGTCCGTGTCGAGTCCCCATTCTGTTAGTTGTTTTGTGTCCCATTCGTTTGCGAGCGTATCATAGTTCCACTCGCCACTTTCGATATTATCCTTTATGATAAATTCTTTTTGTTTTTCTTCGGGCCAGTCTACAATTTTTATGGGGGCTTGCTCAATGCCGGCTTTAAGCATTGCCTGGTAGCGCATGTTGCCTCCGAGGATAACCATATCTTTGTTTACAACGATTTCTCGTACTTCGCGCATTTCTGGAAAATTTTTTACTGAATTCACCAACTTGTCGAGGCGCGTGTTATCGATGGTGCGGGGATTCGACTGATTGGGTTTTATTTCAGACAGGCGAATTGTGCGGGTTTCCATAGCTATGCAAATTCAAGCTCTAATGCGTGGTATACCTCGTTTGTGCTGTGGGCCTCTAGTACAGCGGCGCATCGGTATTTAAGTTCGTTTTGGACGGCGCGTTGTATGTCTGTGGAGTGTTCGTTCGGTTGTTT